ATCCGTACTGTGCGTGGTGATAATAAAGATCCCCTAACACAGTTCATGTCTGATCAAGGTATCCCTAATGAGCCTTGTGTCATGAAGCCAGATCAAACAACAGTATTTAGTTTCCCTGTGAAGTCTCCAACTAAGGCAGTGGTTACTGAAGATATGACAGCTATTGAACAGCTTGAGACTTGGTTGATGTATCAACGACATTGGTGTGAGCATAAACCCTCAGTAACAATCAATGTGCGTAAGGATGAGTGGTTTGAAGTAGGTGCCTTTGTGTACAAGTACTTTGACGAGATGTCGGGCGTATCCTTCTTGCCCTACAACGAGCACACTTATCAACAAGCACCTTATCAAGAAGTAGATAAGGATCAGTATAAAGACTTGCTTTCTGCTATGCCATCTGCTATTGCTTGGAGTGAGCTGGCTAACTACGAGAAGGAAGATAACACAGTCTCAATGCAGACAATGGCCTGTACAGGTGATGTCTGTGAGATGGTAGACATAACATAAGGAGATAGATATGTTTGAAGTAATGACGTTCTTAGCAGGTGCTGTGATTATAGCAGACCTTGTTATTCCAGTGGCATTAGAAACAATTTCAGGGTTGTTCTAATGTATGTTCTAGTGCTCATAATGTTCTTTGAAGATAGGTATAAGATCCAAGGTCATCATACATTCTTTCCAAGTCAGGTTGCTTGCCATGAGTTTGCAGCCCCACTTAAAAAAAGACTTATGGACACTAGACCTTCACCTAACTCTGATGTAAAATACTATTGTTTTGAAGTTCCAAAAGAGGTTTAAATGAAATACGACCCAGTAAACAGCCCAGCACATTACAAGTTAAGTGGTGGTATAGAGTGCATTGATTATATCAAACAGGTACTAACCCTTGATCAGTTCATTGGTTACTGCCACGGTAATATGATCAAATATCAACACAGGTACATGTACAAGGGTAACCCTGTTCAGGATATGGAGAAAGCAGAATGGTATTTAAACAAAATGCTAGAGGCAATGGAGGAAAAACACAAATGAGGCCATACGAAGAAGGCATAAAGGACTTTAGGGAAGGCAACTTAGGTAATCCCCATAGACCTAATACGAAGCAGAACAGGGAGTGGGAGATGGGCTTTAATAAGGCCTACTTCCGTAACCTTGAAAGGGTTAAGTTGAATGAACAAAAACAAAAAGAGTCTTGAAGAAGAGGCCAAAAGTTACAGGCAGAAAAAGATAAAGCCACCGCTGAAAAACAAAGCACTTACTTCTCGTAGGTACTTAGCTGGTCAAGCGATGGCTGCGTTGTTATCAAGATCTCCAGGGCATGTTCACAAAGGAGATATAAAGCGTGAGTCATATGATTGGGCTGACTTCATGTTAGAGGACGATGATGAATAACAAAAGGGGGCTTCAAGTGGCCCCCTTAAGTTTATTCTAAGTTAAGATCCCCGTAGAATATGTCATCATAACTATCTACAAGACTTTTTATTTTAAGTAGTTGTTGTAGTCCACCGTCCTGTTTTAACAGATCTTCAGGACTGCCTTCAATATCTAAAAACTCCATAACTTTTTTAGTTTTCTTTTTGTTTCTACTGAGTAGTCTTACTATGTTAATACTACGAGGCATACCTTGCTCTACCACAGACATAACATCTTTCTTTACATCTGTCGCAATACTATCAAGGATTTTTTCTTTATCTTCTAAATCAAGTTTAAAGTAGTTTGGGTTTTTCTTAAGGTATTCAATTGCTGTTGCCTCAAAGAATGGAGCAGCTAGGTTATCCATTTTATTTTTTATTTCGGGTGGACCATCAAAACGAATTGCTTTCCAGTAAGGTCTACCTGCAGAGTTCATCATTTTTTCAATTAAGTTAGGGGTTTTTAATCCCCTGACACCTAGTATTTGCTTACCTGTATCAGGTGTAAAATCTGTACCCCTTGTGGGTGTAGCTCTTGTAGGTAGGTCTTTAGATATACCTGTTATATTATTTATATAACGAAGCATTTGATTTTGAGTTTCACCACCCTGACGAAGATCAGGATTCATCTTACCATCAGATACCATTCCCCACACTTGATTGACAGGATCGAGAGGCCTTGTCACACCTTGGATAAATCTAGCAGGAACTGCACCTAACATATCTACAAAGGGTTGGTAGTTACCTTCATTTACAATTTGTTCCCCTGCGTAGGTAATAGCCTGACCAACTTCATCAAGATCTCTGACAGCTTGACCTCCTATCTGAATACCAAGTTCTTTAATAAGATCTGCAGGAACTTGACTAGGATCAAAGTCAGCAATATTATTACTGTCACCTAAACCATGTGCACCTATCTGTGACATTAACCTCATAGTTGATGCTGGCCAATCATACTGTCTATTTTGAATAGACCCATCATCTTGCATATCCTGATTGTGGGCAAGGTTATTTTCAATACGATCCCTTGCACCACCTTTAACTCCAATACCTATACCAATAAGTGACCAACCCGCTGCCATCTTACCTAAAGACTCAGCGCCTTCACGGGTAGCAAAGTCTAACTCTTGACCAGTAACTTTTTTAACAGCAAATCTCATGGCATTTATACCAGTAAGATCAGCCATAGTTGCTACAGTAGTATTTAAAAAGCTACCAAATGGTACAATATAGCCAAGTATACTTCTATTAGTTAATGTTTCTACACCTTTAGCCCATGTCCTAGCAGACATCATAGCTTCTTTTCCAGGAAGTGATGACCAGTTTACAGAAGCAGTTTCACGCATAGTTCTAAAGACTGCTTTATCTAACACCTCTTCTTTAAACTTATCTGAGGCCATCTCAAGAGCAGCATCAGAACGAGCAAAGAATTTTTCTGGTGTTTCACCATAAGCTCTCATGATAGCTTGGTTTACGTTAGTACCAAAAGCCCAACGTTTAGTTAGACTATCCTGTAACCTAACACCAGTTAGTGCTTGTGCACCCTTAGTAACCTCATTGGCACCCTTCCAAGCAAGCTTTTCAATATCTTCAGCACCTGCAAAGAAGTTGTCGTATTTAATTTTATCTAAATTAAAATCTTTTATACCATCTCTAACACCACCATCACCAGCAATATCTTTGAAAAGTCTTTCAGCTACCTCTGGCTTTAGTGCAAATATCTTGTCAGCGTATTCCATAGGAATATCTGGAGAGAATACATCAGCACCTTTTCTAAGTGCACCTATTGCAGAACCATAAGCTCTGTTGTAATATTTTTCAGCTGCATCTAAGTTACCAACAGCCCTATATCCAGCTCCTTGAACTAAATTTATTGCACCTGTAGCAAAGTCGGCAGCAGTGTTAAGACTAACAAGTTGAGTAAAACCCTTAAGGTTAGCTCCTGTAGTTGATAGGTGAGAGGTCAGCAGTCGCTTGTACAAAGACAAAGTAAATTGATGACGTGCTGGTAAGTCTTCTGCTTTCTTTGCTTTACCACCTAATATTGCTACAGCATCATCAGCTTTAACGTTAGCTCTCTCTAAACGACTCAGTTGTGAAGGTGTCCAAAGAATACTGCCAGCTGTGCTAGTTCTTATTTGAAACGTCTCAGCTAAAGCATCAGCACTGTACTCTAAGCCAAGTTTTTCTCCCGTAGATTTTTCAAAAGACTTCATAGCACTTGCAACAGTATCATCAGGAAGAAGTCTTATGGCCTCACCAAACACACCTGTTACAGTGTTGTCTTCCATCATAGCTTCATGGATTACCCAACCAGAATCTTTTAGTGCTTGGTAGTACCCATTATTACTTTCGTCACCAAACCAAAATCTTTTTAAAAAACTGTCTAGTAACTCTGGGTTAATAACCTCTTCGCCACGCATCTCAATACCTAATTCAGCCTGAACTTTAAGCTCCTCCCAGTTTAAAAACTCTTTGGGGTCAGAAGTCTTGGCATCAAAGTTGTCGTTGGTCTTAGATATTAATTTCTTTTTATCTACTCTCTTAGCTAGTTTTCTTTTAGCTTCTTCTGGGGTGAGCTTTAGTCGATCAGCATCAAATTCTTTATAGGCAAGCCACTGTGGAGCTAAATTACTTTTACGGAGTTCTTTTGCAGAAGCACCTAATCCTACTAAAGTTGGAATAACAATCAAAGAACCTGCTGCAGCTAGTGATGTTTGTAACTTAGAGTAATCCTCTTGTACACCAACATTAATAAGTTGAGACTGATAGGCTACATCTACACCAGCCCCAATAAGTGCATCAGCAGTAGCATAAGGTAATGACTTAGCTACAGCTTGCCCAATAGCTTTTGTAGCACTAGCTTTAGCTACACCTTTTTTAGCTTGGTCTTTTGCTGCATTTATCATTAATGCACGAGCAGCTGCACTTGATGCTTTGGTTGCACCAAATCCAAGTACTTTACCTAAACCTAACGACAGAATAGTAGAGGGATCATAGACAGCAGCCTTGCCATAATCAAGCATGGCATCTCCCATCTCAGGCCAAGAACCTTCACCAGTAAATGCATTATCCATCTGATCAAACAGCATGTAACCAGCACCAAGTTTAGCCTTGATGTTATCATCCGCACCTAGACCATAGGTTAATTCATTTGCAGTAGTTACTGTTTGACCACCAGAAAAAGATCGTTGGTAGTTTTGCCAAGTCTCAAAGACATCTTCATTAGACATCTCACGGTAGTCTTGAGAGGATAGCCCACCAATAGTACCACCAGCCAATCCAGTAAGTCCACGTCTTGCTTTAGTTAGAACTCCACCTGGAGTAAATCTACTTTCAAGACTGGAACGTACAACTTCCATAAGACGATCATCATTTACGATGTCTTCTTTAATTAGCTTACGTCCATACTCTTTGAACACACCTTCAAGATCCACATAAGAAGAGTTATCTGGACCTTGAGGTATAGTTTGTGTTTGAGTTTGTAAAGTTTCACCGAGGCTTAATGTACTTGGCGTACCAGTAACCTCTTTAATACTTAGTGTAGAACTAGGTAAAACATCTTGAGTAGGCTCGTCGCCTAGTACTTCACTAATACTTAGATTTGCCATAGCTACCTACTTAGTTATTGTTATTTCGTCTATTACATTTCCGTTAGGGTCTGTAATCTGCACCTTGTCACCTTCTTTAAATACACCAGCTCTTATTAAACTCCTTAACACTGAGTTGTTTGGACTTTGAGGAACTTGTGTAGGTGTTTGAGAAGCATTAAGCAGTGCAGGATTTAATGGTGCATCTTCAAATGTCTTATAACTGTCCAGTAATTGATCTGTATAGGTACTTCCATATAGAGCAACTAATGGTGCATAAGAAGGTATTTTTTTATTGGCAGCTGATTGAGCTTGTTCTATTTGAGTTTTACGATTACTCAACCAAGCCCGTTCAGTTGCAAGGTCTGATCCTGCAGGTATTTCTAAATCTGTAAACTCACCAAGTCTAATATTAATTGCGCCCAGTTCCTCTTCTGCACGAGTTTCATTAAATGCTATAGCCCTACGTTCAAACTTATCTAAATCTTCAAGGTCAGGTGTTTCTACAAATGCAGGTTCTTGAAATAAGACCTGCCCTGGAACTTGAGTACCAGCATCAAGAGCCATCTTTAGCATAGAGTCCATTTCTCTGCCGATATAAGTTTCAATTTCAGTATAATCTATAGGTTGATTTCTTGGTTGAGTAATCACAGCTTTTTCTATTATTTGATTTACTACTGTGTCAGGCAAAGTAAGATTCTGTTCTTCGTATTTAAGCCTCTGATCATCAAGAAGCTTAAGTAAATTTGGTGCTGCGGTTTTATCACCAGAAGCTAGTATTGGAGCTAAGACATCATCTCCTAGACCATAATTTTGCTGAAGAGATTTTGTAGCAGCACTAAAAGATACAGCATCAGGGCTTGCTTTACCTGACTTAGTATTCATACCAGCAAAGCTACCTACCCCATACTTAGACATAAGTTCAAAGCTTAAAGCTTCTCTTTTATCTTGTCTAGCCTGCTCTAAAGCTTTCTGTTGATCTAGATAGTTAGCGTAATCTAAAACACCTTGTGCACGTAGTTTAAATGCCATTGTTATACCCTCGCCATTAGACCTTGAGGTGCAGCAGGTTGTTCTTCCTCTACCTCCATTGGTTCTTCTTCTGTTGTTTCTTCTTTAGGTTCCATTGATAACATAGTCATTGACATTACAGGAGTTGCCTCTGTTTCTTCACCTTCTTGTTCACGAAGTTTACGAAGCATCTTCTTAGCTCTCATGGTATCACGTTCGTATGACATGGCTTTATCACGTTCAGGATCTTCAAACCCTTCGTTAAACTCTATGTCAGCTCTAATTGCAGCAGCTTTAATATGTTCATGTATAACTGGACCAATGATAAGACTTATATCGATGCTATGGATACCCTCCATAACAGCACTACGAAGTATACCCTCCACTAACGATACCAAGTCTAACCCCATCTCAAGAAAGAACAAAGCATCTTCCATTGAATCTGGATTAGACAAATTGTCGATGTGCATATCTAATGCTTCAATAGGATCTACTATCTCTGGTGGTCTTTCAAAAGGCATAGCCTTTGGCTCAGTTGTAAGTGATTGGCCTGGGATCGGCCCATTAAATATTAAACTCAT